GCGTTGGTGGAGTTAGTGATGATTATCATTACTATAACAATCCAGCAAATGTTAAAACACTTGCAACTGCTAGATTGATTACTTCTAATATTAGTGGTCAAATTTCTGGAGTTAACTTATTTGCAAATCCAGAAGCATTCACTCTTGATTGGTCTGGTAATAAGATGTTTATTACTGAAGATGCTATCACATCACCAGATGCAACTCCTACTGCCGAAAAGATTGTATCTACCGCAGATAATGATCTACACTCAATCATTAGAAATTATACTTTAAGTTCTTCTGATACATGGGATGATGGTGTTATTAAGTTTGACGATACTAATAATAAGTTTGACGAAGGTTCTCTTACTAACCAGTCAACTCAAACATATACATGGTCAGTATTCATTAAGGCGGGTGAACTTAATAGATGTCGTATACAACTAGATTTAGATGAAGGTCAGTCTGGTGTTCAAAGAGTATTCTTTGATCTTAACTTGACTAATGGAGTTATTGGATCTCTATTCACACCTCAAGGTGGTGTTACAGGAGACGCATATGGAGTTGTTCCTTACGGTGATGGTTGGTATAGAGCATATATCACCGCTACATTCTCGTTTGGTTTCTCAGCTTTACAAGCAGAAATTATCATTAACGACACTAACAATGCTCAAATATATGCAGGTAATAATAGTAATGGTGCTTATGTTTGGGGTGCAAAACTCAATAAAGGTGCATTAGATCCTTATACATCTGTAGATGGTAAGGTATTCTTTGCTGATGCAGAATTTAATATTAAGAACTACGCACTAGATCGTCTTGAAGAATATACTCTTCAGGCACTAGATGATACTTTAACCTCACCTGGTCCAAGTTCTACGTTCCTTAAGTTCTTTAGTATACCAGCAGCTGCCGAGTATGATAAGAGATCTGTTAGTGGTATTGTAAGATCTAATTTAAATCTTTTACGTGAGCAATTAAAGCAAGATACTTATTACACAGGAATAGCACAAGTCAATGGACTTAGTATCCCAACATTAACCTATGGTACACGTTCCATTCCTGCTGGTGTTGGTGGTGGACTCCAATCTGCAGACTTCTTATATGGTTTAACTAGTGATGCTTATGCAGAACTAGAAGATATTACCATGAACGAGGGTAGGGTAGTACAAGCATACCAAAGATTTAGAATTGATGGTGATATTACCGATGGTCCGTTCAGTATGAATGAGGTAGTCACTAAACAAGGTGCTCCATCTATTACTGGTGTTGTTTACGGATTCCATCAGGATGAAAACTACAAGTACTTAGATGTACGTGTAACTGCTGGTCCTTGGGCAATTACAGACACACTTGTTGGTGCTACAAACTCAACAACTGCTCAAATTAGTGCAATAGAAAGTAGAATTCAAATTATTGATCTTAAGGGTTCATTCGTTAATGATATCCCATTCAAAGGATATACAAGTGGTGCTACTGCAACTCCTACAGGATTTATTAAGACTGATGCTGCTGTACTTACAAATACTGGTGGTACATTGACAGTTGATACTGAAACATTAAATGGAACATTTGAAACCACGTGTGTTGTTTATCCTGAAAATTCTAGACAGTATATCGAAGTTTCTAAATTTGCTGGTCTTGATATTGGTATTGGTAGTAGAATTGCTTCTACTGGATACACTAGATTACAAATTGCTATTGTTAGTGGATTGAATAACTTTACTGTTGGAAATAAGATTTATAAGGTAAATGCTGGTATTCAAGATACAAACACATTTGGTTATATAACTGAATTGGATCTTGATAATAATTACATATACGTGACTGAATACGCTGGATCATTTGCTCTAGGTGACTTCATTGGTGATTATGGACTTGAATCAAATCCAATTGGTTACGCAACTGTAAGTACAAGGGTTGTGACACCTGGTGCTGCTGCAGCACAAGTACAAGATATTAGAGTTAGTGGTGTTAATAAGAGATTATATCTTTCAGACATAGTTGGAACATTTGATCTTAAGGATGCAATTGTTGGACCTGAAAGTTACGAGTCAATCATATTGACTAAGGTTGATCTCAAGGCACGTGTGAAGAGAGCATTTAAAGGATTTGATGGTACTACAACATCATTCAAGTTAACACAACAGAATGGTACTTCATACCTTCCAGATCCTGCTGGACACCTATTGGTATTCGTTAATGGTATTCTGCAACCTCCAGGTGCTGCAAACGCATATACAGCGTTCTCAGACACTATACAGTTTACAGAAGCACCAGATCTAGGAGCATCATTTACAGGGTTCTACGTAGGTAAGTTGAGACAGTTGGATGATATATCCTTCGAGTTCGACTCCTTACGTCAGTCATTCAACCTTAAACGTAATGATGTATTCTACTCACTAACACTAACAGAAGGTGTTCAATCTTCTACCATACGTCCAGAAAACAATATTCTTGTTTCGCTTAACGGTGTTCTTCAGGAACCTGGAATTGGTTTTGAAATTGTTGGTTCTAGAATTATCTTCTCTGAAATTCCTCGTGTGGGATCGACATTCGTTGCCTTCTCCTACGTTGGTTCTGAGGCAGACGTTGATGCTGCTGAGGTTGTACCTCCAGTCGAACCAGGTGACTTTATTGACATCCAAGGTGAGACAGACTCCAGAGAAGTTGCTGTTATTGAATCATCAAACTCCTTAATCACCTTCGACTATCTTGGATCAGTCTTTGGTAAGGATGCTCAAGGATCAGCAGCAATAACCCAAGGGTTCATAGATACAGTCCAAGTTACTGCTGGTGGATCTGGATATACTTCTAGACCAACAGTAAGAATTGACTCGATCTCTGGTTTTGAGGGTTCTATCAAGGCACTAGTTGGTGTTGGTGGTGTTGAAATAAGTAATCCTGGATCTGGATATGAAACTCCAGGTATCGCAGTTGAAACCTCAGTCCCTGACGATTGGACTGCTCCTGACTTAAGTGCTTATGGAGAAGAATTCGTCGATCCTGAAATAGGATAATCAAACACTAATAAATAACTAAAAAAGTAGCGAGTAATGGCTAAACAATCTCTAGGTCTTGGTACTGCAGCAAACGACAATACAGGGGATACTCTGAGAGTTGGTGGTGACAAGATAAATGATAACTTTAATGAGATTTACAGTGCTATTGGTAACGGTACAACATTAACCCTCAGCGTTACTAACCCTGCTGTTGGTCAGGTGTTGCGTTATAATGGTTCTAGTTTTCTCCCGTCGGATTATTCCAATTTAACATCAGCTTTAGATGTTAATGGAAATTCCATTATTTCTAGTACCAATGGCAATATAGTAATTGCTCCTAATGGGACTGGAGATGTAACAATATCTAATGGTGGTGTTACTAACACATTTGAAGGTAGTGATGGAACAATAGATTTACCAACAAAGGTAAAGTATAAGAATGAGTATGCTAGTGTTGGTGCAGCTCCTGCTGCAGCGACATACACGGGATATTTCTTTACTGTAGATGGTGATGACAATCCATATGTAAACATTAATATTACTGCTGGCGGTGCTGGTGATGTTAGGGCAAAGGTTGCAACAGAATATTCTAGTGTTGATCTTTTATCAGACGTTGATACTACAACGGCTGCTCCTACTAATAACCAAGTTTTGAAATGGGATTCTACTGCTAGTAAGTGGAAACCTGGAGATGATTCTGCTGGTATTTCTTCTATTAACCTTTGGTCATCTATTGTAGGTGATACTGGTACAACAACAGCAAATAGTCAGACAGACACATTAACTATTGCAGGTGGCACAAATATAACTACTGCAATTTCTGGAGATACTTGTACAATCAACTTCTCTGGAACTTTAACAACTACACTTGCTGCTTTAACAGATACTGATACTTCTAGTGTAGTACAAGGTGATTCATTATTCTATAATGGAACTGGTTGGATTGTAACTAGAAGTCCAATTATATGGTGGGAAGTAAATGCAAGTGGTTCATCTGATTATACTATCAATGGACCTGGTTTTGCATCTCCTCAAAGTGATCCTACTTTGTATGTTCAAAGAGGATTTACTTATGCATTTGACAATACTATACAATCTACTGCACATCCTTTTAGAATACAAAGTACTCAAGGATTGAGTGGTACTCCATATACAGATGGTCAATCTGGTAGTGGAACTGCGGTTCTTTATTGGACTGTACCTATGAATGCTCCAAGCACACTTTACTATCAATGTACAATCCATGCTGCGATGCAAGGACAAATTAACGTTGTGAGTTAATAAATGGCAAGAACTGTTTCTGGAAGTGGTGCTGTAATCGAACCAATTTTTGATGAAGTATTTGGTGTTCGTGCAGTCAAAGTAGTCAACGGAGGTACTGGATATACATCAGCAGACCCTCCAAGGTTGACGGTGACGGGTTGTGGTACTCCGACTCAAGAAGCATTATTATATCCTATTATAGATCAGGATTCTGGTAGAATAATCCATGTACGTGTTCTTAATAGAGGTAAGGGATACGATCCTTTAAGATTGGGAATTTATCCTCAAGCAGAAACTCCCAATGTAGTAGATTCATTTGATATTAATAAGGTTTGGCAATCACATCCAAATTCCCCTACTACTGGTTTATTTGCTTTAAATACTGCTACACCACCACAAAAGACTGATAGATTAAGGATACAATCTGATAACCATCCCAAACCCACTCCTACACAGGCTGAGAGGGTTCCTGGTGGTGGTCCTTTAGTTGATAGGGCATTTGATCAGACTTTCATTTATAGAGGTGGTAAAGACGTTCCTAATCCTGGTACTAGAGAAGCACAACCAGATAAGGTTACAGGTATTTTAGCGAATGGTGGTTTATTACATACTCCAGAATGGGGTCCAGATGGTAATCCATTTCCAGGATTTGCTCTTGATAGTGTAAAGAACAGTTACGTAAAGAATAATACAACATATGATGCTGTAGTTGAGAATAATATTAGTTATTATCAATCAAGTAGAGTTCTTAATGAATTTGCACTTAAAAATGGTACTTTTGAATTTGGTAACTTAATCCAATTTACATGGTATGTCAAAGTAGAATTTGATAATATCATGTTAACAGTTACTAATATTGATGAATCTATAGGAACTATTGAAGTAGGAAGAACTGTTGATGTAATTAGTGGAAATGGTAGAGGTGAAGTTGCAAAAATTGTTAGAGATGGTAGTAATAATATTACTAGAATATATCTTAGACAAACAAGTGGAACTTTTAATGATCAAGATTTAGTTTTAGGATCAACAGGATTTGGATTTAAAATTAATACAGTCCCTACATTATTACCCAACGGTATTTTTTATATCGATTTTGGTACAGATTCTGATGAATTTGGTCCATTTATTTCAGGAACATATTACTTTGCACCACAAAATATTAAGGTTCAAAGAAATTATTTAATTATTTGGAACCAATCAGATAGCAGTAATGGTATAACTGGTACTCATACTCAAGGACACCCTATGCAGTTTAGCATAACTGCTGATGGTACATTAAATGGTGGTACTCTTTATTACAACAGCACTTCTTTAGATTATCCTGCTGCGGATTATGAGAATGAGTTCCAACCATTATTGATAATGAATGCTGATGAAAATACTAATCGCATTTATTATTTTTGTAAGCATCACAGATATATGTCTGGATATGCTGGAGATGAGGGATATATTACGTTTGAGGCAGAGATCGATGACGACCCATTAGCTAATGATTATTACGTAACTGACTTTTTTGCAACTGGTCCTGA